CTACCAAAAGCAAGGTCTCCTAGGTTTTGACCTGTGGTATAAACGGGTCTTAATGCACCATTGTTTTTTTGCGTGTACGAAACACCAGAAAGCGTTAAGAACGCTAATTGGTCTATTCTGTCAGCAATTGCATAAGCAAGAGCATCTCTAGAATGTTCACGGAAATTAACAACAGATTTTTGATCAGCTAGTCTTCCTGCAAGTCTGTTAGCAAACCTGAGTTGATCTAGTTGAACAGTTATGTCGTAAGCACGTAATGATTCTTCATTACCCTCTAGAGTGTTATCTCCAGTAATACCATCACCTGTCATGTCAGCTAAAAGTGTTAGTACAGCTCTAGCTCCTTTTTCAGATTTGGTAAGTTCACTTATTCTTTGGACCATAGCATTGGACCCAGAACCAGCAAACTGGTTAATAAAAGACATATTACGAGCAACGCGCCAAAAGTCACGTGACCAAGCCGTTAGTTGTTCGGAGGTCAGTGACGCAAAGTTAGTATTAGCCATTAGGCTTCTCCTATATTATTAAACGTTACTATTACCTGCCAACTTATGGGGTGACAAAATTAACCCGTGTACCCCGTATCGTGAGGAGACGACTTCGCAATTTTAACGAGCGCGACCTCGAACTGTTTTACGTCTTGCTAGACGAAATACGTTGTTTAACCTGTAACGATCAGGGCCAGATATCGTTCTGACTTAACGAATCCTTATATACTATATTAATGTTTATCCAAAGTCACCACGTAATCTACGTAAAGTTTCTTCTGGTAGTGCATTAAATTCATCCTCCGATAAAGCATTAACATCAAGTGTTCCCTCTCCTCTTTCAGAATTGCTTTGCCCTTTTAATTCTGGTGGTTGAGATTGAGATGCTTCTACCTTCTTTTTAACAGCTGCTACTTTTTTCTTCTGGATAGTTTGTACATTATCTTTAGGTGTTGAAGCCTGTTCTTCTACAGGGGCTGACGAATTATCACCAACTACATACTTTGTAGCTTTAGTTAAAGCATCTGCTGCTTGATACCCTTGAACAATAAAGGCATCACGAAGTTCTATTACTTCATTAGCTGTTCCTTCATTGTAGTCTGCACTATTTTCGTCTAATACAGGATATTGGTCCTGTATAACTTGAGCAGTTGCTTGTAACTGAACAGCTTCTTGACTTTGTTGGACTGTCTGCCCCATCTGTTGCTGCATTTCAAACATCATAGTTTCTTTTTCGGCCTGTCTAATTTCTTGCCTTAAAACTGAAGCTTTTTCTGGCTCCATATCTAAAACTAACTGTTGGTATTCTAATTCTTTAGCATCAAAATCATACTCAGGGGCTTGAGCTTGTATCTGGGCTTGTTGAGCTGCCTGCTCCTCTAACTGTTTTTGTAATGCTTTTTGTTTAGCTAGTACTTCATCTAACCTAGATTTAGGAACCATAGGAGATTTTTGTTTCTCTTCTACTTCTGCAACTGGTTCTTCTTGAAGCTCTGCAACATCTCCGTCAGTAGTTTCCTCTGCTGGCTCCTCGTCTGCTTCTTCTCCAACAGGCTCTCCTTCCTCTTCTGCAACAACTTCCTCCTCCGTCTCTGGATCCTCTTCTGTTGTTTCTTCAACTGCATCAGTCTCTTCTGAGTCTTCATTTACTTCCTCTTCTATTGGGTTTCCGTCTCCATCTAAGCCGAAACTTAGGTCTTCATTAAATGGTGAAGCTTCTTCTTCACTTACTTTGTCTGCCCCGGGCATACCATCATAAGTGACATCAAAACCTTCTTCTGCTTCTTTCTTAGCCATAATTTACTCCTATATTATTTACTAGTTAATACTGTCGCAGCCATTTTAGCTGCAGCTTGTGTTTCCGTCTGAGTTCTACGCATACTATTTGTGTCTGCGGATAGCGCCTGACGTAACGCCAATTCTTCTCGCTTAATCTGAAGTTGTGTTTGTAGTTTTGCTATTTGTATTTGTGGGTCTATTTCCATAAGGTCTTGGGCTTTAGCCGAATTAAGTTGGGCTTCAGATTGAGTTTTACCTACATCTGCTTCTAATTGAGCTAACTGTAATTCTATTTGTTTAATTTGTGCCTCTGCTTGGAACTGCATAATCTGAGCTTCTTCCTCTGTTGGTGGTTCTTGACCAGTCATTACTCTTATTCTTCTTGCAAGTTCATTTTTCCTCTGTAAGTTTGAGTATTCTATAATAACATCATCTGGTATGGGAACACCCATTTGTTTTAATTCAAGTGCTTGTGCAAACTGTATGTCATCAAAGTTATCCCTCGCTGGTGCTGTACCTACAATTACATCATACTCTCCAAGTGTAAGATCATTAATTACTATCCCTTCTGGGGTCATTTCATTTATAACCATGGGTTCACGAGGTTTCATTGGGTCTTCTTCATTTGTAACTTGTATGACCCGCTGTTCTGTATAGAACCTTTGAACTAACCCTAAAATATTCTCGGCTAAATATTGTCTAGTTTTAGTTAAATTATCTAATGGTACTTGTATCATTAGAGCACCCCGTTCTTGTTTAGCTCTAATAGCAACTCCAGAAACTTCTGGTTTATCCGTCCCTAACATAGCATCACTAACACCACTTATTTCTTTTACATTAAATGATGCTTTTTGTGCAATACGGTCTAGACCAGTAGGTATTGTGTTATGTGGTATCTTAGCTGGGGGTTGGGAACCACGATTATACTCGAGAACTAATCCTGTTTCCGCCCCATGCTCTTCTAGATCATCAGCAGTCATTCCTACTAAAGAACCAGACTCTACCATCCAACCACTATTAGCAGTTGTATTTACTATATGTAATTCTTGGGAAGATATTTTATTTAGTTGCTCTTGTGGAGAAAGTAGATTCCTTACCATACCAAATGGTTTACCCCTTCGCCAATATGGAAAATAAGGAACAATTGTAAAATCAGCATATGGAGACCAATCATCATGAAGAACCACTTTATCAGCAGTAACTGTCCACCGAACTTTCTTAACTAATTTTTCTATAATCGCCAATTCAAACTGTTTTGCAAACTTATTACGTTTTATTTTTGACCACTCTATTGGTACTTCCCTCATATCACCAGTTTCAGGATCCATGTAAAACTCACATTTCATAAGTTTACGATGCTGCCTTTCTATAACTCTTATAGCTCTAACTGCACCAACTTCTTCAGGATCAGATGTAGCATCTTCTCTATACTCAAGCCCATTATTAACTTCACCATATCTCTGCTCTTCATATTCAATTGAGTCTAAACCAAAACTCGAACCATTCTCTGCAATCACTCTTAAGCGGTCTGCCTTTTTCTGACCATAGATTTCTTCTATCTCATCTGTAGTCATCCACCTAGTTTCAAAAACTTCATTCCAAGTAGCCGGATCCCACTCTTTTGCGTCTGGGTCTATTATAATGTCTAGTGGGTCTTTAGGTTTTATCCTTATCTCCCCCTCAATATGGTCTGAGAAATCCATCCTCACATCAAAATATCCCCGATCTTGAATTAGCCCGTCTGTAAATACCTGGCTCTCCACCCAATCTAATTTGTTATTATCTCCAATCTGTTTAAATAATTTATTTAGAATAACTGCCGTTTCTTCATCAGCATTTTTTCTTGGCTTAAAGTTAATGTCCATTCTTCTTGTGGACTGTTCACCTATTACCGTATTTACTGTCGGTAGTATTGTATTAATTGTAAGTGCGGGTCTGCCCTCTTCATCTAGAGCAGCAATGTCCATTTGGTCCCATTGGTCCCCCCTGTAAAACGCATCACACTTTTTAGCTAGGTCGATGTATTCTAGATGCCCATTATCTCTTGCCCTCTTATAGCGGTCCCATTGGTTTTTACAAATGCGGTTCTCTTTTTCCCCGCTTAGTCTCTGTTCTTTCTTTTTATATTTTGGATCTGGCATTAGGCCCTCATTGCTGTTTTATTTTTAACGTCTTTTGCAAGATGTTTTAGTTTATCTCTCCATGATGGAATATGTTCAACTGGTTCTACATATGTAGCAAACTCAGCCATCATTAATCCAACCCATGCTAGCGCATCAACTTGGTCATCATGCACACCATTTGGAAAACGCAAAAGTTCAGCGACCAACGGGCCCGTCCAAACTTCGTCTTTAGGAATCCTAACCATTCCTTGTTGCATTCTACCTTGTATAGCTCTAGCCCTCGCTTCTTTATCTCGTCTTCCCGGTTTCAAATCTTTGAAATAAGCTTCGTATAGTTTACGCTCTCTTACCCTTTTTTCCAAGAAGGGACCGAGTGCCATTTCTATATGACCTTTCTCAATACCAATTATGCTTGGTCTCCACTGTTCATACAAGTCTAAAATTCGTTCTACTATCTCAAAACCATCAAATTTACCCCTTACACAATCAACTATGTACAAACTGTCATATTCATCTACCCCAACTACTAGCCCAACTGAATAGTCATTTCTATCTTTTTGACCAATGGCCAAGTCCCATGCACAGTAAAATTTCATTCTACCGAGGTCAATATCTGCTGGGTCATAATACCTGATCATGTCTCTTGTGAAGTAATCACCTTCATCTGAGACTGGGTTCTGTTGGTATAACGCCGACCAATCTCGAGGCCCAATAGCTTTTTGAATTTTTTCTAATGAAGATAAATTATAACGTTCCTTGTGCAACGCCTCACCAACATCTCTAAACTCTTCTTCTACTTCTGCTATTGCTGGATATTTAACCACCTCCCATTCATCACCGCCGTCTGCAGCACCGCGAAGTAAACGTCCAGCTAAATCGTCATCATGCCATCTTGTTAAAATTACAAGTATGCCACCACCTGGAGCAAGACGTGTGTACGCTGTTGATGTATACCAATCCCAAACATTGTCCCTATTAAAATCTGATTCTGCATCTTCTCTGTTTTTTACTGGGTCATCGATTACAAGTACGTGTGCTCCTTTACCAGTAATACCACCTCCAACACCAGCTGCTACATAACCACCGCCTTTGGTAGTCAACCATGCTTCAACTGACTGTGAAGTTGGGTCTAATTTTGCTTCGGTGAAGACGTTCTTGTATAATGGCTCCCGCAGTAAATGACGGACCTTTCTACTGAAAGACATCGCCAACGATCCAGAGTACGAGCAACTTATAAATTCATGTTTTGGATTTCTGCCTAAGTGCCACGCTGGGTAAGCGATACTAGCTAATGTTGATTTCCCATGTCGTGGTGGCATGAACAACATTAATCTAGGAGATTTCCGATCAACTACATCTTGACTAAACTTTTCGAGGCGCTGGCAAATATCTTTGTGCACCCAACCAGCAGCATAGTCAGGATTAAATCTCTCTACAAAAGGAAGGAGTCTTTTTCGTGAAAGTAATCTTTTGGCTAATTCTTTCTGTGCCTTTAATGATGCGGCTTCTTCCTCTTGAAGTTCTTCTTGTGGAGCTGGATCAGGGTTCGGGGCAATTCGCTCAGCGTCATCGGCTCGGCAATATACACATAGACCATGTTCCTCCGAATACAATGTTTGCGGATGTAATTTCTTACAACGTGGACATTCTACTTTAGGTATTGTGCTCATAACCCCATTGCCTCTTCACCAAACACTTCTATATTTGTACGCCTCTTTTCATCAAAATCTTCCCCTTTACCAAGCCTTCTCCATAATTCTTCTTCTGTTTCTAGATCAGCCCCTAGTAGATAACCGGATGGGGTAATACCAATAGACTCTAAATACTCCCCCTCTTTTTTAGGGTCACGGAACCCTTCTCTCCCTTGAACTGTAAATTTACCTAAAGACCTTACTGGATTAGCAAGAGCTTCGTTAACAATATTAGTCTCTGTAAGAACATCAGCTATTTTTTTCCTAATCTCTCTTCCATAACCATAATGATCCATTCCTTCATAATTGGTATCCTCTACAAGCATGTGTTCTGGGTAATAAATTGTCCCTCCAGTACCTGCATCCATATATTTACGGGCTAACCTCATACTATTAATATAATCTCTAGGTCCTGCATTAGGGTCAAGAGATTTTAAAAAAGTTTCAGCCTCAGGATTATCTTCCACTTTATTTAAATCAATACCTTGAGGTATAAAAAACACTCCGGTCATAGAGCTTAAACCTGTTTTTTCAGCCCACTTTTCACTTAACTCGGGGGGTAATGTTTTTACATTGATATTTTTTTCTCTTAAATGATCTATTAAATCTGGGGCATACTCATACTGTTTCCAAGTACTCATTATTGGAGAGTCCTTAATTTTAGCTTTAAGGTTTGATAGTGCTTGGTCTACTTTTCCTATGTTCATTATTTAGGTATCTCTTTAAATTTATATTTTTCAGGTCTAAGAAGAATAACTGTCCGTTTCAAATCAGTCTTTGGTCCAGAAGCGTTTAAAGTTCGAATAGCATCATATCCATTCGCTTCTAAAAAATCTCTTTGTGTAGGGGTGACTTTAAGAAGTGAATTTTTTGCCCCTTTTAACGATTCTAATTCTCTTACTTTCCTAAGGTCTTTTGCTTCTCCTGCTAATTTTATTTCTTCATCCAATTTCTTCCCTATAAATTTTGATGGTTTATTAAAGTCATATATTTTTTTAGCCACAGAAGTATCTATTTCATATAAAGCTTTTCTACTAGGATATGCATAGTCTTCAGCTACCTTTTTTCCAGCAGTGTAAAGACCTGCTTGAAAAGGGGTGGACTGAGTTTTAGTTGTTGGGGGCCCAGTTTGGGGAAACCTAGAAGAAAAAGTGGGTCTAAATAATGTATCGTCATCTATTTTTTCCCCTCTCATAGAACGATCGTAAGTTGTTCTTAAAGTACCAATATTTTTTTCACCACCATGGTACGTTGTATTAGGGGTTTTAAACCTACTAATTCTATCCACCACCTGATCAGAATACATTTTAGTTTTACTTGCTGCATTAACTGCTATTTTACCTAACCCCAACCCAAAAAGTTCTAGAGCGGGTGAAACTTGTTTTAGTCCTTGTGGTCCATAATCAGAATCTACAGATTGCCCAGTTTGTGGTTGACTAAGTGCATGCCAGTCCTCGTCTGTCATTGCTCGTGGTGGAATGCCTAATCTAGAAGACATTTCTACTTCGCTCTCGGTTATTGGTCCAAGGTCGATTTCCCCTTGGAGTTTATCTAGTGCAACTTCATAATCACTTAATGTACCTATGTTCACTTTTTAGGCTCCAAATATTTAACATCATCACCCGCAAGTTTTAATAATTCTTCATCAGTAAGATGTTCCATACGTTCTACTCGATCACCATTAATAATATTTATTTGTGTTGCACTCTCTGGCTGAAATAACCCATGTAATTTACAGAGCGCATCTACTACATTTTTTTCTTCTGTAGCATTTGCTGATTTTCTATGTGCT